TCTTGATCTTGGGCTTGTTCTTGATCTTGGGCTTGTTCTTGATCTTGGGCTTGTTCTTGATCTTGGGCTTGTTCTTGTTCTTGGGCTTGTTCTTGATCTTGTTCTTGTTCTTGGGCTTGTTCTTGATCTTGTTCTTGAACTTGATCTTGATCTTGAACTTGATCTTGATCTTGGGCTTGTTCTTGGGCTTGTTCTTGGGCTCGTGGCATGTCTTGTTCTTGTTCTTGGGCTTGTTCTTGATCTTGGGCTCGTGGCATGTCTTGTTCTTGTTCTTGGGCTTGTTCTTGTTCTTGGGCTCGTGGCATGTCTTGGGCTCGTGGCATGTCTTGGGCTTGTTCTTGTTCTTGTTCTTGTTTCTGCACTTGTTCTGCATCCATGTCGCGCGTATTTATTTTATTGCTATACTGGAGTGTTTTTTGTGGCTGTACATTATCATATGCGATATTATTAATATACGGATTTTTCCTATCTATTATAATATCATCAAAATATTCTTGTATCAGTAAAGAATGTAATAAAATAATCTCATCCTCACGTAAGTTATACTTAATATTTTCAAAAGTTAAAAATATATTTGGTTCTAAGATAAATGTTTTTATTCTATTATAACGCACTAGTTCATCCGAAATTTTACCAAAATACAATTCTGTATTATTTTTATTATTAATTAAATTGCGTTTAGGTATAATTATAGCACAATTACTTCCTTTTGTTAAACAATATTCTTCCGTGTCACATTCTTTTTTATAATAACAACTTGTTATTTCAGTTAGATTATTTATTAACTCCTTCGCAACCTCGATAAACGAAAACACCTCTTTCGTATTTTCTTGTAATAATAACATTATTTGTTTAAGCTTATCGTAATAAATCATGGTCTTTGCGTTTATTATCTCTTCTATTTTTTGTCGCAATGCATAATTTTTATTTTCCCCCAAAAAACTCCGGATGGTATTTCTAAAAATCTTATAAAATTTTGATTCTAAACGTATCCTTTTCATCAAAAATTCACGCTCATTATCTATTTCGATGGACGTAAAAACTTCCTTGTCTATTTTTGTGTGGTTATTACCCTTCATAATGTGTAAATCATTACCATATGTATCTTGCTCCACCTCAACCATAATAAATTGGTTTGTTTTTGTAATTATCCCGACAATTAATTCATTTTCGATAACTTTAATCATTGGTTTACATGGAATCTCCTCTTTTGTTTCTTTAAAAACATATTCCAAGAATGTTAACGTGTTTCTATACGACATTGGTATCACATCTTCTAGCCATTCATATTGAATGTCCAATATCGGCGCCGACGGATAACATGGTATCATACCACTATAACTTTCTTTATTCACTGAAATACCTATAATTTTACCATCGTAATTCATGATTTGTGAAACTATACCAAAGCCTGTATGCTTGAGTATTTTAATGGCGTTTGTTAATTTAATACCTTGAGAAAAGGTATATGTTTTAGACCCTATACTGGGCAAGGGTTCACAAAATTTATTCATATATTTTTTGATCTTTGTTAAGATCTGCCGCAAATTGGCGTCTATATCCATATTATCTATATGAAATCGTTTAATTATTTCATGGTATTGCGTCGTTTCTTTGTATTGCACAATCGGCTCAAAATAATTTTCATTTTTAATCAATATTAGTATCGGTTTTTGTTTCGAAAAAAACTGATTGCTGTAATGATTGGTGGGACAAATAATATTAATATTATTCGTGATGTCATCTTTTTTTTCTTCTAATATTACCAAATTTAAACCATATGTAAATAATTTGGGATTAGCCACACATATTGCATCCCATAAATATTTATAATCAATGGTAATAGCGTCATCTTTTAAATAATTGATAAAGTTTTTATACGCATTTATTATTTTATTAAAGGTCATTAATTGTGTCTCATCTCGTTCTGAAAATATTCTATATAAATTACTATCTTTATACTCTTCTTTCTCCATCTCTCCCACATTGTTTTCTTGACTGAATGTTTCTATTAATGAACCATTTTGTAATGTTACAAATAAATCTATTGTAATAGCTTGTATTATAATATTTTTCATTTCGGCAATCGTAGTGTTTTGTTTTTTCTCTTGATCATTCCAAATAGTCGCAATACACGCTATAAAAGATTGGGTTTTATTCGTTTCTACACCATATCTCAACAAACAAGGATAGTTTTTTTTAAATTTTTTATCACGCGCCAAACATTTGGTATTATCGGTATTTAAAAATTTTTGCATTGATAATGATAAAAAACCAAAACGTGTTGGTGGCAAAGGTATTTTATTCGCCGATATTATATATTCATCCATGATAGTTTCGTCTTTTTTAACTATTTTAATTTTTTGCTTATTCATCTCGGCATTACATTGCTTTCTCCGTTCTATTTGCGATTTCCCATCCCACGTTTTAAAACAACAGGGTAAACATTTACCATCTGGGTTGGTTGATTTTAAAAATCCCGGATGATGCGTATTATAATTACCCTTTTTATCTGCATGCTCTTTGCTATGATTAAATTCAAAAACACCACCACCAGGTGGTACAACCTTAGCATCATATGGTATAATAGTACCATAATCACCACTTTTCGCTTCCTCTTCTGTTAAACTTACATTATCTTTTATACTCCAATATCGCGGACAAATATACCAGTGTTTATTTTCATTCGTACTACCATACTCTACTGCATTTTCATATGAACCTGGGTGTTCTTCGTCTATTTTTTTCTTTTCGGCCTCGGTTAATATAACCGGTTGCCGTCTAACATTCCAGGGACAAATGCGTGAATATGCACCAAATTTTTTATCATCATCATATATAAATAATGCGGGATCACGTTCTTCCATGCGACGCGAAAAAATATTTGGATTGCTCAAACTTAAACCAGTGATATCTTCGCCATATTGTTGTTCCTGCTTAGTTACGCCTTTTTTTCTTGCCCCACCCATAAAACTAAAATCCTCGAGATCCTCGTCGTCAGAATCGTCAGCCTCGGAGTCGGCGTCGTCATCATCGTCCTCTTCAACCTCGTCGTCATCCTCGTCAGCGTCTTCGTCAGCGTCGTCCTCGTCGTCTTCTTCGCTAAATTCGTCTAACATATTTAATAAATTTAATTTATTACCTTCTTCCACTATTAATTCTTGTGGTTCATCCACCACGACTTCTTTAATTTCATCCTTTTCTTCCACCACTAAGGAATCTTCCGCAAAGTCTTCGGTGTGTACACATAATTTATCTATATTTGTTCTAGATACATTTTCTTGAGCGGCAATACTTAATAAGGCATATATATATGATTGTATCGTATCTAGATAGTTAATATTATTTATTCCATCAACATTAATAATTATGTTTTTTTGGTATTTCTCTCGGTACATCAAGACCATAAACCCAGGATTGTATTTTTGTTTAATTTTTCTTTTATTGAAAGCCTCTTCAGTTAACTCATATGATGTAATAAAATTCTCTAATATTTTTTTAGATTCTTCCTCAGAAATATCATAGTTTTCTTTTAATCCCATGATAATGTCTAAAATATTTTTTTTTTGGTTTAACATATCAATAATATATGCCTCTTGAGACCCCATCTCGCTGTAATTGGAAACACGTTTAAATCTCAAGGCAATTCCGGTATTCAAATCATGACTGAGAACATTAAACACACTAGTTATACATTTCGCAATTACTGGAAAATTTAACTCAGCGTTTAGTATTACATTAAATCCCATGTTCATATTAATCATATTTATATCCTTCGTAGTAATGCTCTCGAAATAATCTAATGCGTACCCACTTTCGGTTAACACTTTGTTCATATCTTTGATGATAGGATTAATCATGCTTGTAAGAAGCTCGTCGATGTAGTCGACATCTTTATTGTCAATCTCATCTAGTTTGATATACATCTCACCAACATCATTGAAACCACACACAATATATTTTTTCGTCTCGGCCGAAACATATTCTACTAATATACTAACACCTTTATCATTACCCATGGTTTTAATCCATTTAAATATAACTCCCTTTTCTAAATAGGGGATTTTTTTCCCATTAGTTGCTATTTTATCCACAAATAATCGATATATGTTTTCTTTACGCTTACCGGGGTTATATTTAATCATGGGGTAATCCTTGGTTGCATGTATTAACTTAAATAAAACATCTAATGGCAACACCATATTTTTTTGGGGTTTTTGGATAAACTCAATTGCTGAAATACCCTTGCTGTTATAAAAATCTTGATCATGATCTTTATTTTCGTAAATATCTTGGAATATTGTTATTTTTTCATTGTATAGTTTAAATTTGTCTCCGGTTATTTTACTCGTTCTTTCGATCAATTCTTCGTGTTTTTCTACTAACAATTCATGATGAAAAATCTCGGCTTCATTGAGGAATGGATAAAACATTTTAATAATAGTTTCTTCTGTATAACCATTCTTTTTCGAATATTCTAATACATCTTTGGCTAAACATAGATGTATCGTATTATTATATATTGTCGCGACATTCATCAAAATTTCTTTATTAATGGTGTTAACTATATTATCTTTTTTAAATTCAACTAATGTACTCATTTGTATCAGATCATAAGGATTGATTGTCGCCAAAATTTCGGTATTATTTACTATAAAATTCTGTCCAATAGCTTTTTTGATGTTGTAGTGTGTAGCATCTAAATTTAAATTTAGTATATCATCATATGTATATTCTTCTTTATCGGGTATATTATCTATATCTTTATACCTAATATTTAAAACAAAGGACAATAACTTTTCTTTCGTTAATATTTCCTTGCCGTCATTCGTTAGTTTTTGAAAAATAAGGTCATTATTAATTTCTTGCTGTTCTTCACAAAATAAATATATTTCTTCATAGGCAACCTTATTCTCATTAGCTATAGCTAATAAAATTTTTTTTTTTATTGTTTCTATAGTATCATCTTTATATATCATATCATCTACAAATTTAACCATAATACTTTCTTCTTTTATTTCAGCTAATTCATCCTGCGTAAATACATATGAAAATAGTTCGGAATCTTGGTTAGTTTCGAAAAAATCATTTAAGTTTATTACCTTATCACCTACTTTGCTAAGCGAGGATGCAAACACATATATTAAGTTAACCTCATTATCTTTATTATATACTACTTTATATATTTCCGACATATATATAAAACTAACTTATTTTATTTTACTATATGCACTTTAAAATTATTGTCGCCGTCTGTCGTAATAATGGTATTGGCCTCAATCAAAAACTCCCTTGGACTATAAAAGAAGACTTGCAACATTTTTCTAAAACAACAAAAGGTAAAGGCAATAATGCTATTGTCATGGGAAAAAATACTTGGCTGAGTTTTGGTGGAAAACCCTTACCTAAAAGAGACCACCTGATTTTATCGAGCTCTTTACACGAACAAGGCAAAACGACCAACGCGGTGAACGAGATCGAACAACATGGGAGGTGTAAGGTATTTCCTTCTATTGACGGGATGAAAAAATGGTGTGCAGAGAGAAATTATGATGAAATATGGATAATCGGTGGTGAGAGCATTTATAAACAATTTATAAATGATCCATTAACGACCGAAATATGCATCACTAATATTGACAAAGAATTTGATTGTGACACCTTTTTCCCCTTAGATGATATTGCACAGAATTGGCAAAAACAAAAAACATATCCGTTATTGACCACACAAGATTTTATGGTTACCATTTCTATTTTTTTACCTTTGTCCCCCCACCCTCCGGCGCGGATTGTTGTTGCTGCTCCTGAGGTTCAGACACAGGAACATCGTCAGAGGAACTAATTGTTACGGCGTCTTCAGTTTCTATAATATTATTATCACAACATGGATCGCCATTTGCTTTAGAGTTCGCACGACGTTTTAAAGCTCGTTTTACAAAAATACTTTGAGCACCAACACCCGATCCAGAAACATACCTATTGTCTATAGGTGAGGGTCTTGCTTTATTAAATATTCTACCTATACCGCCTGTTTTATAGGTAGATTTACTATAGGTACAACAATTTTTATTATTGGAATTGTAATTTAGTGGCATATAATATATATAATTAAAATAAATATTGTAAAAAGAGGGAATGTTCAAATTGCGTATTATATTTTTTATCGAGTTGTCGAAAGATGCGATTTATCGCTCGTCGCCTAAACATATTTTTACGCCACCGCCGCCATATTTGAAAATTCCGATAGCGTATACGTAATCTAATATAATTATAGGTTTGGAAAATACTAACTAAGCGTGGTCGTATAGAAGATACTAGTGCCGCGGATATTGGTAAGTCTAACTGATGACGCGGAAAAATTTTATCTATATTATCATTCATCTCTAAACAATGTTCCCAATTTATTTCATCTCTATAAAAATGGCAACACACACACCGCTTTGTTTTTTTAAGTTCGGTGATTTGTGTTTCGGAATAATCTTTGAAGACGTCTTCGTTATTAATAGTTTCACAGACTAAACATAACCATCCCATTATTGTATTTGTGTGATAGTTTTAATTGTTTATTTAAAATCAATTATTAATGTAATACTAGTAATATAATAATATTAATTAAACATAATAGTATTATATATTTTAGTTTAACCGCATGTTGAAATCGCCGCCGCCACTACTCCACTGGAACAATTTACCAATATGGGCGAAAGACAATGATCTTATTGATAACCACTACCGAACACACACCAGGGTGACAGCCATCCTCTGTTTAAAATCGGTTTTTAAGATGCACAATGAAACAATTAACATCTGGACACACATGGTCGGATTCTTCTATTTTCTAGTTGTTTTCGCCAGACTTTTTACCACACTAGGTCCAGAATGGATATTGGGAGATATTGTGGCTTGGACATGTTTCGCCCTGAGTTGTCTGCTCATGATGTTTTTCAGCACAACATTTCATATATTTATGAATCACTCCGAAGACATATATCGGCGGACAGTCGCACTTGACTACGTGGGTATCATTGCCATGGCATGGGGACATATCATTGTAGCCACGCGGTTCATGTTCTGGTGCAACACGGCAATACAGGTTTATATCATCGTTCCTACTACAACGTTGTGTGCATGTGTGATAGCGACTATTATAGTGCCTAAATATGCTACACCAGAGTACCGCAAGCACCGGACTGCTATGTTCGCGAGTGTAGGTGCATGTGGTCTGGTGCCGCTCGTCCTGTTCACTGCAAGGAACGGCGATGATCTTGTATGCATTCATATTATGCAGCATTTATGGACTACTAAATTAATGTATATAGTTGGTGCTGTCGTGTATACGACACGTTTTCCAGAATGCGTCTTTCCAGGGAAGGTTAATCTTTACTTCGCCAGTCACCAGATACTACACATCTGTGGATTTTTTGGCAGCGCTCTTTGGTATATAGCATGTCGCGAAGCAACAATGCGTGTCCACGCTGTCAAGTTTTTATGTTGAGTCTCGATTATTTTAGTTCACCAGTCAAGACTTAGTATTATTTACAAACTATAATACGGATTATCATTTATGGTCATACCACAATAACGTTGAGGGTTTTTATTATAATTTTGTGGTTTATATATACCTATTATCTCTCCTTGCTGCAGTAAAAATTTAAAATTAGACCAGAATTCTTCTGTATGACCTATACTTAAGGTGGCAATATGAGCTAATTCATGTAAAGCTACAAATGTTAATGTATTCATATCTATTAACGTTCCGTTCTTTTTTTCCGTATCTAAACAAAAAGCGAGTTTCTCTCCTTTATTTTCGCTATATGCCGTAAATTTACTGGTTGGTAAGGTTTCATATATTTTCTTGGGATCATACCCTTTTACTAGACGTCGAACATTTTCCTGATTTTTGAATTTTTTAGCACAATGGTCCACCAGTTTTTTCATTCTAACATTAACTTTCGCTAATCTATCTGCAGCTTGCTCCAATTTAGCTCTTTCCCGCACACAATACTTATTACCATCTACATCTGAAATAATACATTTTAATTGATTATATTCTGAAGTATGATAAATATATCCACATGCAACTATAGCTATAAATATTAACATGTATTCAGATAAACTTAGGTTCATTTAATATAAATAAAGATTATATTAAATAAAATATTTATTATAATAATTTTAGATATTGTCCGATTGCTGCATTATTGAAATTTATATATTACATAAACGGGCATCATGATCATTAACATATTTTTTACATATTCTGTAGGTATATAAGTTAAAATGAATTGGTATTAAGGTGTAGTTAATATCTTCTAATAAAGTATTGTATTTTTTATTAACAATCCATTTCATTTTGCTATATCCAAAGGGTGACGTACTAGTAACTAAATCATCTGTTTCTTCATTAATAGCATCAAAATAATCTAATGATATACCAATATATTTTTCTTTATTCTTAATATAATACTCTTTTAATTCTTTTATTGTTTTGTTATGGTATTCAATTTTAGCTCCATATCTTTGCATAAATTTACCAACAGCATATCCTTCAGGACAGAGCAAGACTTGGTTTTTTATATTTTCTCGAGTATATGTATTATTTTCATTTATACTAATAACTTTGTCAGTAACATATGCTTGCAATAACATGACAAAGAAAAAGGCAAAAATCATAATAAATAATACAATTAATAATCCAGGAATGCTTAAGGTTGAATTCTCAGATAAAAATCCTGCTTCTCCAAATAAAGATGCTATTACTGTTGCTAATGTGCGCCGCCAGGCATATTTATCTTTTGCTCTAGCTTTAATATATCTTTTTGGTTCAAAATAATATAAGAGTAATGCTAAAATAAACCCTGAAATTAATAGTATAATTAATGGTCCTTTAACGATGTTATCATATATCGATAAAATTTGTTGGTATATAGTTAATTTTGGTAAATGTAATATAGTAATCTTCCCCAATATAATATTGCTTGTGTAATTTATTTTCTCAAATCTTTCTTTGGTTAATGAAAATGGTGCAATAATTAAATCATATTTTCCGGCAGCAGTATCACTTACCATTTTATCATAGTTTGACATCTCTCCAAATTCTTCTTTGAAGATATATTTGTTATTTAATTTTTCTTTTACAAGTTTCCATATATCATACATAACACCATTATGCTCTTTACCATCCGCACTTACTTGTGATAATGAGTCGTTGCCCTGATTCACAAAAACCTTTATCACTTTTTTTTTTGTTTTCTCAAATTCTGTAACCATATTTAAGTATTTATATATTTTATACTTAAAATATATAAATCTTATAAATATACGTATTTACGAGCCAGCACAGCCTAAGTCTATTGGTGTACGCATAAGATCCGGCTCAATGGTGGTGTTCATCCAAGGGCTGACATTTGTTTGTGGGTTTGGTGGTTCTGCACGAAGTTGAAGGTTTGCATTTCTTAAGCTGTTGCCGACAGTGTTAATACCCGCAAAATGCCCGGCTTTCAGCAAATTAACATGCTGTAAATCACCACTACCTTGTGGATTTAAATTACTCCATTCTGTGTCCTTTGGTAGTAGTTCTTTTGGATCAACAACTTGTTTGGCATTGCAAGATGGTGGGAGACCATGTGTGCTAGATTGTATTCCATTGATATTTTGTGGTGTTGATTCGATATCGCTAATAGCGGGTTTTGGACCACCTTGTTCAGGTGTAGGGGCATTATCAGTCTGTGCAACCTCTTGTGGTGGTGGGCTGTCATTTACCGATATTGGGTTATGTGCACCTTCATATGAACTTCCTTTGCGGTGTGAAAATTGTTTAAGTGCATATGCTAAAACTAAAAGTCCTAAAAGTGTTAAAACACCATGTTTTTTCATACTAGCCATTAATTTACTCATCGTTGCCATTATATAAAATGAACTATAAAATATTTTTTTTAAAGAATATATTTAATTACCCTAAATATAGTTTTATATTTACTCTGAACCTTCTAATATTGATTCATCGGAATCTGAATATTCATCTATTTGTTGAAGATTATATTTTAGTTTAATTTTTTCTGCTTCTAAAAAGGCATTTACCGCCGATGTTCTCATTTTCTTTGCTTTTCTAATTGCTTCTTTATAAATATCATTATATACGTCATCGGACTTTCTAAGATTAATAGAATCGTCTATATCATCTACATTTAGTTCTACTTCTTGTATGTTTTCAGCTTCGCTTATTATATTATTGTGTTGAGGTGGTCTTCCTAAATTATTTCCTGTTGTAGATAAATTATTATTAACTATATTTTCTGTATTCTCTAGCGGCTGTTGATATGTTGACTGCTCAATTACCTCTGGGCTAGGTGCCTCTGGACTAGTAGAGGCCTCTTGGTCATCTGCCTCTGGACTAGTAGAGGCCTCTTGGTCATCTGCCTCTGGATCAGGGGCAAGGATATCTTGTTTTATCTCAGTCTGTCGCGGAATGGCTTGCTTCGACTCTGTGGGTAGCGGGTCGGCTGGTGTCGCCTCCTCTGTTCCGGGCAGTTGTGAATATTTTTCTCCTAAATTTATAGTGGCAGTATCTTCTAACAGGTTAGACACTTCGTTATTTAATAAACTGGTATCTTTCTTAATCATACATTTATTATTATTAATAAAATCATCAACCTTATTTAGTACCATAATTTGTTTTAAACTAATATATATTTCAAAACTTCTAGAGGTAAATTTAATACCCTCAATGCATAACAAAGGTATAATATGTTGTTGATTCTCTAGATCATCTAAATTAACTAAAGCTTCGCTCTCATTATATGCAATACAATAATCTTTATTGGTATATTTATCTTTTTCTATAAATACTCTCATTAACAAATTTTTCCCAGACTTATATACACGACAAATTGGTGTCATCATACTTGATATGTCATCTTTAGTTAATTCTGTATGAAACCAGACATTTTTATTTTCATCAATGAGTGATTGACACTTATTCTCTAAATGTTCTACCCAATTTATCAATGTTTCTTCATGATTACTTTCGTACATCAAATCACAATATTTATTTTTTTTTGTTTTTATTATGCCTTGTTTAGTATTGCATTTTGGTAGCTGTACATATAAACTATCACCTTTATATTTAAGTTTAGTAAAATAAGAACCGCCTTGTACGGGTTGTGGATTGCCGAGTGTTATATGCTCATATTCAAACTTATTACTAAAATCAAATATATTCATTACCTTTTTAAAAGATTATTTAGATACAAATTTCACGCAAAAATATATTTCTTTATAAAAAGTTTATTTTAATAATTTAAAGTATATTTTATGAATAATTTTAATTTTATAATATAATGTCTAAATCTTTTCTGTCAAGTTGCTCGAAAATATTACAACGTGAAGATGTTAAATATGAAATTAAAAATATTTTAAGCCCTACCATTAATGAGATACTTTTACAAATATATCCTTATGTTTATCTGTCATTACTTTTTGTAATTGTTAGCTTTTTACTTCACTTAAGTATGTTTATATTATTATGGCGTAATACGCGCAATAAATAGAATTATCTTACATAATTTTATATACTATATTTATAATGTCCTTCGAATCAAATATCAAAGATTGGGTTTCTATTGATAATCAAATTAAATTATTAAATGATAAAGTTCGTGAACTTAGACTCCAACGTACTGAAGCCAGTGATGAAATATTACACTATGTAGAAACAAATAACTTATCTAATGCCACCATTCAAATTTCTGATGGAAGATTAAAATTTTCAGAAACAAAACATACTGCGCCCTTAACGCTAAAATATATTAATGATTGTTTGGTACGATGTTTAACAGATACGGAAAAAATAGCACAAATTATGCATCACATTAAAACGTCGAGAGAGATAAAAATGATTAATGATATCAAAAGAACATATTGTTAAATAATTTTAAAAAACATATTTGTATTGTATATATGAAACATTTGTCGGCAAATGATTTAGTTTATGCAACGGACCATAATGGTAATGTCCAAGCAGGAGGTTTTAAAGTTAATTCATATTTAATGAAACATAATGCGAGTGCATTAGATGTAAAGACTGATAGTAGCACTTCGCAAAAAGGAGGAGGGATTCCACAAATAAGTTCTATTTTGGATGGTTTAGCCGTACCGGCTGGATTGTTATATCTTCAACAAAATTATACGCCAACCAACCATAATAATAGCCAAGATTCCCTTGCTTCTAGCTTATACGATAAGTTAGTATCTTTAGCATCAGAAAAAACCAAAAATAATACTAAAAAAAATAAACGTACAATAATGAAACCTACTAGCTATACACAAAAAACAAAAGGGAAAAAAAGTAAAACCAAACGTAAATTTATTAGTATCAAAAAAAATAAAACAAAACGAAATTAAATAAACAATGATAACATATATAATTAGTAATGGAGAATAGTGTATCCACGGATGAATGTATTATATGCTTAGATAATCACAAAGTAAATAATACTTTGCCTGTAAATATATTACACTTAAATAACCTTACAAAAACATGCGATTGTGATTATATTATACATCCTGCTTGTTTACACACCTGGCTACACAAAAAATCAATTTGTATAATATGCAATGCACAAATTATCCTAAATGACGAACGCTCACCACCAGTTAATCACTATAATTTATCACATGATCATACAGCACATGATCATACAGCACATGATCATACAGCTCTAGATATACCTGATATGACGCCACCGCCACCATATATATTATATGCCCCGAACATACATGATCATAGTTCTGATTCAAATAGTGATACTTCTAGTTATTATTCACAAGAGCAACGCGAGCACCTAAATTCTGTACGCGAACAAAATAGTGTTAGAACATGCATGTTTATCTTAATTTTACTTATTATCATTTTATGCTTAATACTCAATAATTAACTTGAAATATAATTAAATTTATAGATCCATAAATTTAATTATATTTTCAAAACTTGCCAAAATTATTTATATTTTACTCCAATTTTCGCTATTGAAGGGTGAAACAATAATTTCTGGTAATTTACCCTTCCAATATCTGACTTTTTCATCAAATTTCTTTTCCTCTTCGGTTTGTGGCTGGCTCGTCGACATATTCATCATTTCATCTTCATAGGATGATATATCTCGTTTTTTCCCATAACAATTAACACCAAATCTAACATTTGGATTATCAATATAACCTCCATTTATACCGGGTCTTCCACAATCATTCTTATGACCCTCAATGCCTTGCAATTTTTGCCATTTTTCATATTGTGTGGGGAATAATGCTAATTGATCGGCGGACCAACCATAACTACACCAATTCGCTCCTTTATTATAAGCATTCTCAATTTCTTTATAATTAGCTAAACGACCCCCAAAAGCTTTGCATATCGCTGGAGCATCTGAATAGGTATATTTGTTTCCTTGTATGTGATACACTTCTTCATCACCTTTAACCTCATCATCACCCTCCGTGTCGCCGTCGCCATCCTCGTCGCCATTGCCATCCTCGTCGCCATTGCCATCCTCGTCGCCATTGCCATCCTCGTCGCCATTGCCATCCTCGTCGCCATTGCCATCCTCGTCGCCATCACCATTATCGCCGCCATCCTCGTCGCCATGGCCATCCTCGTCGCCGTTGCCATCACCATCAATGCCTCCACCATCAATAGATATACCACTTTTCCCTTTGTCAATATCAACATCTATACCGGGGATAGACAGATCAATATCACCTTTCAGATCATTAATATTGTTTTTACCAATACCAAACCAAGATAATTTAATGTCGTCCCACTTTTGTCCTATATTCATACCCCAGGTACGAAAAATAGAGAATATACGATATTTAAAAAACCAACGTATATATGCTAACCAACCCGATTGCCTTTCAATACCGCCAGGACCATAACCACCACCGCCAGGACCATAACCACCGCCGCCA